TAATAAATAATAATAATCTTTTTTAAATTTATAAATATTTAATAAATTCTTTAAAATGTAAATAAAATCTTAATTAAATTCTTTAAAAATATAAATAAATAATATAATCTTAATCTTTTATTAAATTTATAAATATTTAATAAAATCTTAATAAATTCTTTAAAAATGTAAATAGATAAATAATAAAAACTTTTTAATTAAATTTATAAAAATAAAAAATATAATCTTTTAATTTTATTTTTTTCTTTTTCTTATTTTTTTATAATATAAAATATACATAATAATAGATACAAAAATAAATATTAATATTCTTATTAATATTTTATAAAAAAATTTATGATAATTATCTTTTTTATTAATTTCAAATTTTTCTTTTTCTTTATCATTCGAATATATTCGAATTTCATCCATATATTTTGGAGAACTACTACCACCACCCATTTATTCTTCTAATATAATTCTATCTTTTATTTCTAATAATTCTCTATTTGCCGTAATTTCACTTATCATTTTAGCAATACCAACATCTGTCTTATTTATATTTGGTAATTTATCAACATATTTAAATTTCGCTAATAATAATTTATAATCTTTTATAAATTTCTTATAATTTATCTTAATCTTCATTACTCCTTTAACATTTTTATAAATTTCCTTTAATTTAATTAATATTATCTTTTCTTTTGACATCTCTTTCGTATTTCCTTCATCTTTATAAATATTCTTTCCATTCTTATCTTTAATATTAATCTTATATGTTATACATTCTTTTACTTTACTTTCAATAATCTTCATCTCTCCATTATAATCAATTTCTTTAATTTCTTCCTCTTCTTCAATTATTTCAATCACTTCCTTTTTAATTCTTTCTTTTTTCATCTTAGGTTCTCTTAATTGATTAATAAATTCATCAAATAATATTTCCTGAACTTTCAATAATCTTAAATTTTCTAAACGATTTTTTCTTCTAACATCATCCTTATACATTTCCTTCTTTTTCAATTCTTCCTCAATATTTACCCAATATTCATCAATCTCATTATAATCATTCAATTCTGTTAAACATAATGAATATAATTGAAGAACTGGTTTCATAATTTGATTTGTAATATAATGAAGATAATCAGGTTTCAAATTATTTTGTGTAATAAATTCTAATGTTTCTATTTTATCTCCTTGAAGTTTCGCTTCATCATTTTTAATATATATATATTGAATACGATCATTTATTGCCGGTTTATTTCCGGGTTCTCTAACACCAATTCTATCTGCTAATACTTTATGAGCTATTTTTGTCGGATCTTTATAAAATCCTCTTAATGTTTTAGATAATATTAAATCATTAATATCCATATTTCCATTTACTAAATTTCTTAATTCTTCTCTTAAAAATTTAATAGATAATTCTAAATCTTGATTATTTAATATAATATCAATTATACCTCCATATACTTTCTTAACAATATTCGCATTATCTCTTCTTTTTAATACAATTCCCATTGATTTTTGTTTAAAATTTATATCATCCTTTTCATATAAATTGCCAACATATCTCTTTTTCGAAAATAATATAAATGGATACAAACATTTCTCATAATTTAATTTTTGCGGATATGGTAAATGTTTCTTAATCTTATCCTCTATTTCCATTCCAATTTTAATCGCTCCTTTTAATGCCGACTTTCCAATTATATATTTTCCATTCTCATCCTTAATTCTAAATTTACAGAAAATACTATCAGTATCTCCATAAATAACATCCGCATTATAATTTTTCTCTACAAAATCTTTTGCTAATAATATCATTTCTCTTCCAGTTGATGTAGTACATGCCGCAATTTCTTTTAAATATATAGGTGATGTTCTTGCTCCTATTTGACCATATAATGAATTTGCTGTAATTTTATAAGCATTTTGAAGAGCATCAAATACAGCACATTCAAATTTATTATAAGTATTCTTAATTTCTAATACTTCATTTTTATTAATTGTTGTTTTTTTATCAATATCACTAATAATTAATATATCATCTTTTTCTTCAATAATTCCAATAAATTCTCTCCCATCTTTTAATATAATTGTCGAATATTCAATCTTCTTTCTCGTATTTTTTCTTTCCGTTAATAACATTTCTAAAATATCAGGTATAATTCCCTTATTCCCATTCTTATATTTCGCAAAATAACAATCTTTAACCCCGTTTTTAACCTTTTTATCTCCCAATCCTTGATATAAATCATAACTAACCTTTATTATCTCATAATCATCATTCTCAATTAAATATTTTTCATCTGTTATATATGTATCATGTGATAAATTTCTACATATCATAGATGATGGATATAAAGAACCATAATCAAATACAACTATCGGATCTTCTAAATAAATTGCTTCTTTCGGTGGTAATACAATAGCACCTTCATAACCATCCATATCTAAATCTTCAATAAAATTTTTAATAACAGGAATTAAATAATTCATCTTCATACATTCATTGGCAACTAATGAAAAGATTTTAATTCCTTGACCTCTTCTAAATAAGAAATTAAGAGGAACTAAACAAACATTACCCATACCAATATTATTTTCAAGAATTTTTAATTTATGTAATAAACGATTTACAAGAATACAATCTTGAATACAATATTTCGCAATTATACTTCTATCTTTCGCATCACCAAGGAATTTTTCGAAAATTTCTTTCGGTTTTAAATCATCCTTTTTATCTCCAATATAAATTGATGCTACATTATCTAATTTATAACTATCTAATTTAAAATCTTTTTGAATAACTTTTAATAAATCTATCATTACATATCCATCAACATCTAATAAATTAAATATATTATCTCCTAATGCTGATGATGATAATTTTTGTTCTTTTAATACAGATTTTCTTTTACATATTTTACCTAAACCAATTTGAAATTTTTCATTAATACCTAATTCAATACTTCTATTCCAAATATATTCAATATCAAAACCCCAAATATTATATCCAATTACTATATCAGGATTTAAATCCATCATTAAATTTTTCCATTTCTTTAATAATTCTATTTCATCTTTACAACAACTAATATCAAGTCCTTCAATATCTTCACAATCATTTAAACTAATAATTTTTTTATATATTATATTTTCACTTCCAAATTTATGTACTGAAACACCAATTTGAATAATTTTATCTCCTTCCAATTTCGGTAAAATTTTACATAAATGATTATTTAAAGCATCTTCAATTTCATTATATTCCTTTGTAGTTATCTTCTTATTATTATCTATAATTTCATTATCTTCTTCATCATCTTCTTCTTCACCATTTATTTCAACTTTCTTCATTTTATTTAAATAGAAACGAATTTGACTTTCATTATCTTTTAATATCTTTTCAATTTCATCTAAATCTTCTTTATGTAATTTTCTAATTGTAAATAAACGATGAATTTTTAAATCACCAATATTTACATCATTTAAATAAGCATTTTTAATATTTATTATTAAATTTTTATCATCAAGATTTTTCTTAGATAATAAACATAAATCTTGTGCTAATTTCTTATAATTTTTAATAGCAACTGGAAAATCACCATGAGAACTCGTACATTCAATATCAAAAGATGCGATAAGTAATGGAGCGATTTTATTAATATTTAATGGATTAATATCATTCCAATCAGCAGATATATTTCTATTACAAATAGTATCTGGAATATTATCATTAATATCATATTTTTTAACTGAAATCCAACTACAAGGTTTAATATTTTTCATGTGAATAAATCTTAAAAATGGATCAATATTGCTCTCATATAATTTAAAACCTTCATTTTTAGGAATAGAAGATAAGAAATAATATTTAAGACGGTCAAATAGTCCAAGTGATTTTACGGAAATTTTAATAAATCTTTTTTCTTCATTATTCGAAAATCCCCAAAAATCTTTTTTATTTACAATTTCAATTTTATCTAAATGTTTTAATAATGGATATGGAATAATATTCGTTTCTTTATTCGCCTTCGTAATATATTTTTCATTCGATAATTTAATTTTAATTTTTGAAATAATCTGATTATTATCTAATTCATTCCAATTTTCAGGAAATTTTACATAGAAAAATGGTTTAAAATTAACTACTTTTAAACAATATGTAATATTTTCATCATCGGTTCCATAAATATAAATAGAATAAAAATCATAATCATCAAATTCCTTTCTATTCTTATCACTTTCAGGAATAAAGAAATCTGTAATTTGAAATTTTAATATTTGTTTATTATTTTTAAGTTCATCTATTTCTTTTCTCGGAAATATATTCATATATTAAATTTATTAAATTTATATTTATATGAATTAATCATTTTTTATTTTGATTTTATAGAATGGAAATAAGTATTCAAGGTTTTACAATTATTATTTTATTAATCATATTTATATTTATATTATATCAATATCATTATTATAGTAAAATAGAAAATATAACTTCAACTGTCGATAATAGAAATTATGAAGTCCAAATAAAAGAAGACGCACAAGAAGCAGCAAATTTAATAGCTCAAATTAGAGAAAAATTAATTATTATTACAGATCATCTCATTAAAACTTATCCTAATGAAGATAGAACTATTAGATTAAAAAATAATTTTAAACCAAATAATATTAAAGAAGGTATTGATAATCCTAATTATACCAGTTATTCCGTTAATAAAGGCGAACAAATTGTTCTCTGTTTAAGAAGTCATAATAAATTAATGGATTTAAATACAATGATGTTTGTAGTTCTTCATGAATTATCTCATATATGTACTTTAAGCATAGGTCATACAACAGAATTTTGGGATAATTTTAAATGGATATTAGAAGAAGCAATAAATATTGGTATATATAAAAAACAAGATTTTAAATTAAATAATGTCGATTATTGTGGAATGAAAATTACTGATAGTCCTCTTGATTAAAATTGATTTAAGAAATATTATTATTAATTTAAATAAATGATTATCGATAATTGCGAAAAAGCATTTTCACTTGGTTTTTTATCCTATATAAAGGATATTCATACAAAATATTCTCAAAATTGTTATGAATTAATCAATATCGACGAAGAATTAGATAAATATATTCTTAAATATTTATCAGAATATGTAGATATTATTAATGAATTTGGTATGACTTCTATGAGTTTAAATAATCTTTCTCTTTTAGATGATTTTAAAGAAACAATTAAAGGTTTTAAAGATTTCAATGATGATTGTAAAAAAGCATTTATTAGAGGTATTTATGAATATAATAATTTACGTGAAAATACTGATGATATTTATATGAAAAAGAATGATATGATAAAAGATAATTATCAAGATTTTATGGAATATATCAATATTCCTTATATTGTAGATGATGAAAATCGAATTCTAATTAAATATGGTTGTAGTTCAATCGATTTCTTAGGATTTCTTTATAATAATATTGATAGTAATATTGGATTTGTATATAATAATTATAATTTTAATTTACCTAAAATTAATGTTGTTAAAACAGATGAAAATGCCATTATTCCATCAAAAAAGAATTGGAGTGATGTAGGTTATGATTTATCTATTATTAAAAAAATTGAAGAATATAATTCTAAAACTACATTATATGATACAGGTATTAAAGTTCAAATAGATTTTGGTTATTATATCGAAATTGTTCCAAGAAGTTCATTATCAAAATCCGGTTATATTCTTGCTAATAGTATTGGAATTATTGATAATTCTTATAGAGGTAATTTAATGATTGCTCTAACGAAAATTTGTGATGATGCGAAAGAAATTGAATTTCCTTTTAGATGTTGTCAATTGATTTTAAGAAAACATATTAATAGTAGTCTAGAAGAAGTAGGATTTCTAGAAAAAACAAAAAGAAATGAAGGAGGTTTTGGTTCTACTTAATTATTTGTTTAAATAAATCTTCCATATTATTTTCTTTTTCTAGATTTTTTAAAATCTCATTATTAAAATCTAAATATTTTATAATTTCTTTTTGTTTTTCTATTTTTGGAATTAGAATTTTAATTAATTTTAAATTTGTATTTGATATTACTTTCTGAGCTGTACCATAATATAAATTTTTTAATAATTGTTTATTATATAATAAAAAATAATATAAATACTTATTTATTATATTTTCATTTATCGATTTTATCGAAAATCCATTATCTGTTAAATAATATGGTTCTTCAATATAATTTATATTAATCTCTCCAACCCTTGATAAAATAATTTCTTCTCCATCTCTATTATATTTATTATGTTTCCCTATTATATTTCCTCCACCTATTACATCATATATACCATCTATTATTTCATTTTTATTTAAAGGATGTCCTTTATTAATTATCGAAATTTCTCCAAGTGTTTTTATTTCATAATTATTTAAATTGATTTTTAAATATAAATTATTATTTTTATTTATTTTTTCAATCTTTTTTTTATTATTTTCAATTATATCATTTAAATTATCAAAAAAAATTATAATATCTTCTCTCTTTTCTATTGATGGAATTGGAATTTTTAAATTTAATAAATCTTCATATGTAATAGATTTTTGATTAATACCCCTATAATATTTCTCAATTTTATTTAAATTATTTCTTAAATAATAATATATATATTTTGTTAATTCTAATGTTTTCATTTTAAAATGTATTGTCGTCTCTCCAACATTATATTTACCTATTGCTAAATAAATCATACATTTACCATTTCTATTTGTCTTATTTATAATTATACCATATCCATCATATGAATAATTATCTAAATATAAATTTCCCAATATAGAACAATAATATAAAGGATATAATCCATTTTTACATCCTAAACTACTTTTAATTTTATCACCTTTAATAATTTCACAAATTTCTCCAAGTTTTTTTATTTCAATATCTTCATTATATTTTTCTTCATCTATAATATTTTTATTAAAATATAGATTTTTATTTAATTTTTCAAATCCTAAATTATTTACTCCATTTATATTAATTTCTATATATTCTATTTCTTGATTATAATTATCATAATCCCCTTTTTGAATTATTAAAGCTTTTGTTTTAATATTTGTATTTATAAAAGCACCAGAATTAATTGTAATAATTTTTAAAATTTTACAATTATCAAGAATAAATTTACGAATATTAATTGTTTTTTTTCCAATCATTAATTCACCATCTGGAAGAATTATACAAGATATACCACCATCTTTTAATAAATATATAATATTTTGTATAAATAATATAATACCTGAATTTGCTTTAATATTATAAATATCTTTAAAATTTAAAATAGATGTTGGATAATTATTTTTCTTATAATAATTAAAATCTTTTTCTAATTCTTTATAATCTGTCTTTGTTCCAAATGGTGGATTTGTAAAAATAATATCAAATTTTTTATCTTCAAATAAATATGGATTTTCTATAAGACTATTACATTTTAAAATATTCTTATTATAATTATTTGTAAAAATCATTAATGATACTATTCCTAATTTCATCGTATCATATTCAATTTCACAACCATATATATTTTCATTATTAATAATAGATTTACAATAATGATATGTATAACATAATAAACCACCAGTTCCCAAACATGGATCATATATAGATATATTATTAAAATTTTCAATTAATTTTTTAAAACCACATTCAATTAGAATTGTTTTAATAATTTCATGAGGTGTGAAAAATTGTCCTAATTCTTTTGAATTTTTATTTCCTTGATAATTTAAAAAAAATTCTTGAATATCTCCATCTTTAAATTCATTAATATTAAATTCTGAAATTATATTAATTAAATTATATAAAGTTAAATTATTTTTACAATTAAAAATATAATCATCTTTTGAATAAATATTAGGAAAAATTATAGATAAACATTCTTGAACAAATAATTTCCACATTTCATTTTCATTATTATTTCTATTTTCAGGAATAAGTATTAAAGAAATATTTTTAAGATAATCCAAATAATAATTATGATTTTCTAAATTTATTATTTTATAATTTTCAATTAAATTAATTATATATTTATTACCATTTATATTAAAATAATTAATTATAAATATAGTAAATATTTTCATAATATCATTTTGAGCTTTACTACCAATAATTCCTTTTGTATATAAAAAATTATGACAATTATTAATAATATTTTCATATGAATTTTTTTTTAAAAATATCATCTTATTTAAGTTTATAATAATGAAAATTATAATTATTTTTATATGTTTAATATGTATATATTATTATTTAACTAATATTAATAATATTAAAAAAATAAAATTATATAATCCATATAATGGATATGGAAATTTATTAAAAGATTATAAAAATGTAAAATATACATCAGGAGGTATTCCAAAAATTTTAATAGAAACATCTTGGCATAATCGTAATGAATTTCCAGAAATTATTTGTAATACATTAAATAATAATAAAAATATAAATACAGATTATAAATTATATTATTTTGATAAAAATGAAGTTGAAGAATTTATGAAATCTTATTCATTAAGAGCATATAATGCTTATAAAAAGTTAATTCCAAAAGCATATAGAGCAGATTTATTTAGATATTGTTTATTAGAAAAATATGGTGGATGTTATTCAGATATAGGACATATATTTTATAAATCATTAGATTATATATGTGAAAATAATAAATTAGTTTTAGTTGAAGATTTAAATGAATATAATATACATAATGCTTTAATATGTACTATTCCACATAATCCTTTAATAAAAAAAATTATAAAACAATGTATTAAAAATATTGAAAATAATTTTTATGGTAATTCTTGTTTATCTATTACGGGTCCCGAATTAGTAGGCACTATTTTTAATAAATTTTTTAAAAATTATAAAAATACAAAAATATTAAAATTAATTAAATATAATAATGAACTTTTTATTATAAATAAAAATAATGAAAAAATTATAAAAACTAAATTTGAAAATTATTATAATGTGATGTATAAAAATAGTAATGATTATTATGTTAATTTATGGTTAAATAATAATGTATATAATTTTTAATCAAGTTCATCTACTGATGGTTCCGCTTTTTCTTCTGTCGGTTCTTCTGGTGGAGGAGCACCCGGTGAAAATCCCTGTGGAAACATATTACCTCCTTGAAGTTTCATTAAAAGAGGTTGAACTTTATCAGTAATTTCCTTTTGTTTATTTTTATAAACTTCCGCCTCTTCTTTTGGATTTTCTTCAAACCATTTAAGACCTTCCTCAATTACTGGGTCAATTTCTCCTTTAACTTCATCAAAAATAGGTGGTGCTCCTTCTGCCTTCGTTGAAATACTATTTTTAACTCCATATAAATAATTTTCTAAATCATTTTTACTTTCAATAACCAGTTTCTGTTTTTCATCTTCTTCCTTAAACTTCTCCGCAGTTTTTACCATTTCTTCAATTTGTTCCTTAGAAAGTCGTCCCTTATCATTTGTAATCTTAATATTATTTGTCTTACCTGTACTCTCTTCTTTTGCCGTTACTTCAAGAATACCATTAACATCAAGAGATAAATCAATTGTAATCTTTGGTTGTCCTCGTGGCATTGGTGGAATTCCACTTAAATGAAATGAACCTAGAAGATTATTATCCTTAACCAATGCTCTTTCACCTTCATAAATTTTAATATCGACCCCAGGTTGATTATCAGCATATGTTGAAAATGTTTGAGATTTCTTTGTTGGAATAGTCGTATTTCTTTCAACAATCTTTGTCATAACACCTCCACTTGTCTCAATTCCTAATGAAAGTGGTGTAACATCAAGAAGAAGAAGTCCAGCAGTTTTATCACTATCGCCTTGACCTGTTAGAATAGCACATTGAATGGCAGCACCAATAGCAACTGCTTCATCTGGATTTAGACTTTTATTAAGTGGTTTATCATTAAAATAAGAACTTAACATTTCTTGAATTTTAGGAATTCGTGTAGTACCACCAACAAGAACAATCTCATCAATTTCTCCTTTACTCTTCTTGGCATCACTTAGAACCTTTCCAATAGGTTCCATTGATTTTTGAAAGAAACTATCAGCAAGTTGTTCGAATTTAGCACGACTTAGATTAATTGAATAATCAATTCCATCAATTAAACTTTCAACTTCAATTGTTGTTGTAGTAGATGATGATAAATTCTTCTTTGCTCTTTCCGCAGCAATATTAAGTCTCTTTAATGCCTTTGGATTTTCCTTAATATCCTTCTTATGTTTTTTCTTAATATCATCACATAGATAATCAACAATAAGATTATCAATATCAGAACCTCCCAAATGAGTATCGCCAGCAGTTGCCTTTACTTCAAAAATACCACCATCAAGAGTAAGAACTGATAGATCATGAGTACCGCCACCTTCATCATAAATTAGAATAGTACTCTCACTTTCAGATTTTTTATCAAGTCCATAAGCAATTGCCGCCGCAGTTGGTTCATTAATAATTCTTAGACATTCCATTCCACTAATAATACAAGCATCCTTTGTTGCTTGTCTTTGACTATCATTGAAATATGCGGGAACAGTTACTACTGCCTTTTTAACCGGATGACCTAGATATGCCTCAGCGGTTTCTTTTAGACGAGAAAGAACCATTGCTGAAATTTCTTCTGGATAAAATTTCTTCTCTTCTCCTTTAAAATCAACCTTAACAATCGGTTTATTATTACTATCAGCATTTACATCGAAAGACCAGAGTTTCTTATCTGCTTGAACGATTGGATCATCATATTTACGTCCAATAAGTCTTTTAATATCATAAAGAGTATTCTTAGGATACATTGTGGAAACATTCTTAGAAGCATCACCAACTAATTTTTCTTCATTAGTGAAGGTAACATATGAAGGAATAATACGAGAACCGGTTTGATGATCGGGGATTACTTCAACTCTATCGCCAATCCATACAGCAACGCAACTTGTAGTAGTTCCTAAATCAATTCCAATTCCAACATTATCTTCCTTTGACATAATTCTTCTTTGTTTAAATAATAAAATTTAAGAAATCTTTAAATATATTTTGATAATATTAATAGATACTATGGCGGATTTTTTTAAAAACTTAAATGATAATGATTTCTTTTCTAATAAATTAACTCATTTATATTTTCAAGGAATTGTTGATGATAAATCTGTTGATAAATTATTTAATGATGTAATAAAAGCAAATAAAACTATTGAAGAAAATGGAATTATTATAAAACCAAAACCTATATTAATTCATATAAATTCATCAGGAGGTTCAGTATATGATGGAATGCGTTTTTTATCTATATTTAAAATAAGTTCTGTCCCAATCGCAACAATTATCGATAATTATTCATTTTCGGCAGCAACATTTCTCTCTATTCATAGTTCTTATAGATTAATGACAAAAAATAGTTTTTGTCTTATTCATAATTATTCTATAACTTTAACTGAAAAATTAAATAGAGAACAGTTATTTTCAAATATTAAAAAATTTGAAACATATTTTAATAATATCATTTCTATGTATTTAGATAAAACAAAATTAAATAAAGAAGAACTTAATGAATTATTACAACACGATTTATATCTTAATTATAAATATTGTCTCGAAAAAGGAATTGTAGATAGAATTATTGATTATAATCATGAATTACCAAATACTAATTATGATATTTATGATATTATTAAAGATGATAAAACAATAAATTTACATCTTTTACCTTGTTCTAATGATAATAGTAATCTTGATACTATTATAATTAAAAATAATGAAAATCCTTCTAATGTTTATTTAATCTATCCAATTTATAATAATTGCGATATTAATACATCTTCGAAAAGTTATATTAATACAAATGAAATAAATATAAAATCATCATTTGATGAAATGAACGATTATGATATTTTTCATACATTTAATTTAACAAATAAAATTAAAGCAATTAATGGAACAAAAATAGCAATAATTGATGTTCCTATTAGTATTGATAATATTCTTCCATTATTATATACAAATAAAATATATATGTATAATCATTCATTTATTATATGTAATTTATTATATTTTAAAAATCCAATTAAAAATATTTTAATGTCAGATACAATTAAAAATTATAAAACATTATTTAATCAAATTAAAACTATTCTTAAAAAAAAAACAAAAATGAGTATTAATGAAATTAGTGATATTAATAAAAAATATATTATAATAAATCCAAATGATGCTATTAAATTAGGTTTATGTCACGAAATAATTTATTCATAATTATCATCAATATCACTTAATTCATCGATATCACTTAATTCATCGATATCATTATTAATAATTTTTTTATATTTATCATATAAATTAATTCCAATATTTAAAATATCTATTTTATATTTTTCTTCTATTTCTTGATTGATAGATAATAATAATAAATAATTATAATAATTATCTCCTTTTTTTTTATAATAAATAAGATATTTTCTATTTTGTTTAGGAAAAATAATATTTATAATTAGTAAAAAATTAATTGTAATATTATTTTGAAATGTTAAAAAATTATAATATAAATTAATATATTTTTTATATTTATCATATAATTCAATTTTAATATTATAATTATATTTATTATCTATATCATCTTTAATTGATAATGATAAATAATTATAATAATTATCCCCCTTTTTTTTATAATAAATTAGATTTTTTTTAATTCGTTTTGGAAAAAAAATATTTACAATTAATAAAAAATTAATTATAATATTATTTTGAAATGCTAAAAAATTATAATATATATTAATAAATTTCATTTCTTATTATAATAAAAAATGATTATATTTTATATATAATTCATTTATATAAAAATGGACGATATTCGACTTTTCATTAAAAAAAATTCCAAAGAAGAATATAAATTATCTATTAAATATGATGAATATGACACTATTTATAAATATAAATATCCTTCATATCTTCTTACTTTTAAAGAAAATATGAATGATAATATTTCATTAATTATAAATAATAAAACTTATGATAATTTAACAGATATTCATTTATTCTTATTTAATTTATTTGATTATAAAAATTTTGAATATATTGATTTATATCTTAAACAACAAATCGAAAAAACACCAATTATTATTGAAGATTTTTATAATGATAATTATGACGATTTTAATAATGAATTCATCGCAATTAGAAATTTAATTATTAATAAAAAAACTTTTAAATTAAAATTTATTCTTAAAAATAATGAATTCTATCTATATTATAATTTAGATATTATCAGAGGTTTCGATAATATTCTCGAAAAAATAAAAGAAATTATTCAATTAATAATGTATTCAAATCAATCTTCTTAATCTCACTCTTATTTTCTTTAAAAACTTTTGTTATATAATTATAAGCATCTTCAATCTGTTTAAATGTAACTCCACCTGTAATTAAAACACTTCCACTTTCAAATATAGCAATCGTAATTTTTTTACAATTTTTTTCACCATTTCCACTACCCTTTCCAAAACAATTATCACAACATTTACAAATACCATCTTGATATTCTTTATTCATATTCCAGAAAAATTCTAATTTAACTCCGTGATATTTGCCGGGTTCAAAACTACATTTATTATTATAAATATCACTAATTAAAATTTTATGAAGAACTTTTCTTCTTATCACAAATTTATTAATCATTTCCTTATCTGTAAATGTTTTAAAATCAGTATTTATCATTCTAATATGAAAATTATTAAATCCTATTTTCTTTTCAAATTCATCAGTAGTAGTAATTTCTTTATTATCCTCATAAATTTTTTTAATTTCATCAATAACATCTTCAACAATTTTATTTACATCATCTTTATCCTTTACTCCCGTAATTTGAATATTTCCATTTTTAAATATTTTCAAATTTGGAAAATTATTTGCTTTATATAAAAAGGTTACTTGATTATCAAATGATGTTTTTTTAATTTCAGTTGGTTTCACCTTTCTCTGTTTTTTTGGATATACACCCCTTTTATTTTCTCCTTCCGGATATTTAGGATAATAAATCCAAATAAATTTACTTTTTTCACTAATATCAAATTTCTCATATAATAATCGTAAATTTATCGTAACACCTAAATCTACATTACAAGTAATAGTACTAACCTTATAATTAGTGAAATAAATTTCATCCATAATCCCAATAATGAAATTTAATCATCTCTTTAAATCATTTTTTTATTTTCTGATAATTTGGATAAATATGAAGTATTTATAATTTCAGAACTTGTATTTATAGAAATCATAGGAGGAATATTTAAAACATAAGTTTTTGTCTCGTCTATATGTGATTTTCTAAATTCATCTATACTTAAATTTCCTCCAAACATTTCTAATAAATATCTTGATGGTGCCGGTCGAATTACATTCTTTAATCCATATCTTCTCCCTAACATCTGAATCCAACTATTAACTTCCCATACCTTATCACTACCACTATTTATAGAGAAATTATAAGCATTAGCACAATTTAAAGAACAAAATGAACCTAATATATAATATGTATCATTAATAGTATCATAATTATATGGCATTCCATATATTAAATTATCTATTGAATGACAACACCAAAAACAACAAGATTTATTTTTAATATTTTGATTATGAATATTATTATTATGATAATATTCATTTTCACATGAAATATTTTCAGCATCATTTGTAAAATAACATGTATTTTCATATGGTGTAGGTTCAATTATTTTATTATTATTTTTTTCATTATTTATAATTAAATTAATTTTAATTTGACTTATTGGCAATTGTAAAATAATATCATCATTATCATTTTCATTATCTTTAATCATACTGTCAATAATATTATTTTTAATTGGTTTTTTAATTACTACATCAGTAGCAACTTTTTTACGAGGCATATTATATATATTTAAAGATAGTTCTTTAAATAATTTAAACCATTTGTAATGTTATTAATAATTTTTTTATTATCATCCTCAAAATTCTCTTTTCTTTTTATATTATTATTAGAACATACATTCATATTTCTAATATCATTTCTTAAATTATTTATAATATTACTAAAATATATTATAACAATTATTAATATCACTAAAACTATAAATAATGTTAAATCCATTATTTATAAGAAAATAAAATAAATTATATATATTTTATACCTACTTTTCCAGAATTATATTCAAGTATATTTAAACTTTTTATATAATATCTCAATTCATAATTATATGAATATTCATCTTTTCCTAATTTTCTCATCTTCTCATTTATATATTCATTATCCTCCTTATTCACATAAACTATTAAACTCGTCGATATACATGAACCATTAAAACTACCCGTCGGAATCCATTTTTCAGGTTGTATCGCAAATGAATATGTATATATCCCCTGTTTTGGTATCGATGAATGATGTTGATATGGTTGAATTAAATTAAAAAAATTAGCATCCTTTTGTTCTATTCTATTCGTTTTATTAAAATTAATTATTGCCGATGTTAATATCGGTTTTAAACTATTTTCTATTATATCATTCGTATAATTTGTATTATTATTAAAATTTCTATAGTCATCCCTTTTTAAAGTCCATATAATCTCTTTATTATGATTATTAGCACCATTTAATTCTATCGTTGTTGCTAATTCTTTTCCTGCTCTTACCGCATAATAATTAGATATAAATACTTGTTCTATTAAAATCGTTGTAATCGGATCAATCATCATTAATGCTCTTTCATCATTATCTAAAAATATGTAATTTGCTTCTATATAAGCATTTAAAAAATTTGTTTTAATAAATTTCAATATATCTATATTATCATTTGGAAATATATTATTATAAAATCTTGGACTTACATACATATCATAACCATCTATATATATTTGATATAGATTTTCAACATCTTCTAATTCTATATTTAAATAAATTTCGCTTGCTTGTAATTTTAATAATAATAATGCTAATGATGTATGTTTTGTAAAATTAAATGATAATGGAATTATTAATTCTCTTTCAACTATTGAAGGAATATCTCTATCTTTATCACCTATTGGATATGATATATCTGTAAAATAATTATTATTAATTTTTAATATTGGTACTGGTAATGATGGGTCATATATACTTTTTATATTTCCTGTAATATTATTATAATTATCTTTTTTATCTAATGATAATTCATTATTAATTAATAAATATTCACCTGTTAATGTATCTATAACAGTCGCATCTGCTGTTAAATATGCTCTTTTTATTAATAATGTTCCTATATTCTTAATCCACCGAAATCTATATTTATTACTCGAATAAATTGCTGGAAGTTTAAATACAAAATATAAATTAGATAATAAATCGGCATACCTACTAATTTTACATTTATATATTGTATCTTTCCTATCTAATAATGGCGTTATTTCAAAATCTAATCTTATACTTTCAAAAGCAAAATTCGTGTGTTTTTTATACGCAAATTTATAAAAACTAATTTCAGGATTAACATTAATAAAACTATCAATTTGACCTTTACAAACTAATTGAGTTAATCCACCAACCATATTATTTAATATGTATTATTATTATTTATATAGGTTCTATTGGCATTACTCCATCCGTATTTGCCATTAGATTATATGAAATTTTATCACCTTGAACTATTTTACTAAGTCCCATTGTTCTAATAACAATATCTGATATATTTTTATCAAATCCATTATTATATAATGTAAGAATTTCATTATCAGTTAAAGCATAATTAAAATAAGACATATTTGCCATTTTAATTGGACTATCTAGTTTAATTCCATTTTTTTCTGTTTTATCATCAATTGTAGTTAATAAATTTATAGTCTTATCAGCAGTATTATCTTCTTTGAACTCATTTGTTGATATATTAATATTATCTTTAATAGTTTTTTTTGGATTTATAAATAAATTTCCAATATTATTTTTCATTACAGTTGAAATTCCAACTTCATTATTATTATCGATAATATCATTATTATATGTTGAACGATCTGATATTAATGTTGAATTAAAATATATTTTACAATTAGTTCTATTTGAAAATAATTTTTCTTCATTTGATGGACTTTCTTGAAGAACTATTGTAATCATATTCCATGTATTAGTGTACATATCTGTATTTATATTTTTAACACCTAATTTATTAACATTAGTTCCATACATTTTATCTTTAACTTCTTTACAAATTAAATTGACTGCTGATGAATTAAAACTATCAGGATTATTTATATTATTATATTCTACAACTAATTCCTTTCCATTATTATTAAGTTTTACTAATGGATTTTTAACTAATATATATGGATATGGTTTAGAATCACCTTTTTCTGAATCACAACTTAATTTATTTTGTTTATATGGAACAAATTGTTTAACGCCTTTATAAAATAAAACAATAAACGAATCTTTATTTATATTACTATTAGAATTATATTTATCAATAATTTTTCCTGTACTTTCTGTTATATCGAAATATAACCAGAAATTATATGAATATTCAGCACCTCCATTTTGATTTACAGAAGGATTTATATTTAGATAATATGGATCATTTTTATTAATAGTTTCTATTTTAACTTCATTCTGTGTAAATGGATAAATACCAGTAAATATTTTAGTTTCTTTTTTATTAGTATTGTTTATACGAATAGAACTTAAATATTCACGATCAAATATAGAATAAGCAATAAATGCCATAATTATAATTGTTAAAATTCCTAATATTATTTGAAATATAAGATTTAGCATATTTCTATCTATTTATTTATATATATTATAATTTATAAATAGGATTTCTAATTCCATACATACCTAATCCTAATCGTGCGAAAATATTTCCAATTGGTCCCCAATAATAATCATTATAAACATCACGCTGATTTAATTCATAATTAAATGTAGTTATTTTTGAAACTAGTCCAGAAAATCCGGGGCCTTCGGTAGAATTTAATTCACCACCTACATTAATTATACCACTAAGATTAATATTAATATCTAATAAATTTTTACGTGATGCATCATTATCTCCTAAATATTTATCTTTTTCATTATGTGAAGTTGTACTTACTAAATCACCATCTACATAAGCATATAAATAATTTTTATATGAATTAGCATTACAAACAACGGCAACATGAACCCATCTTTGAAGAGGTATATAAGGAATTACTATACCTCTTTTCATTAATTTTTTAAGATTTTCTGTACTTAAAGCACTATAACTAATAACTTCAGTATCTTTTTTAGTTTTAGCAAAATGAATATACATTTTATTATCTGTCTTATCTAATAATACACATGGAGAGGCAGTTTGATAATTATTATCATCTTTTGTAGGTTGTATATTAAAAACATTTTTATAACTACCATTAAATCTATTCATATCATGAATATAAATCCAGAAAGTATAACTTCTTCTTTCACCATTTCCGGTTTTTTTGATATCAAAATCAAATCTTCTTCTCTCAGTACAAATAATAGGAATACGAGTTTCATCTACGATTTGACGAATATTTAAAAATAATTTAGTTGTAATAAAATAATAAAGGAAATATGCTATTAATAAACAAATAATTATAACTAATAATAAACCAACATATATATAATAACTAGTTGATTTATCTTCAGTAAAACTTGAATAGGATTTTGATACATTTTCACTGGCATCACTAAACATGTCTTTAAGTTTATCAAGGGGACTTGAACTCATTTCTTTTTATCTATTATTAATAAATAAATTTTCTATTTATAATTGTTGAATGATATTTTCCGATTATTTGGAAAGGAAAAGATGATTTAAAAGCATTTTTATTATTTTTTTTTTGTAAAGATAAATAACTTAACATTTTTGTAAAATTTTGTTTATCATATTTTTCTTTTTTACTAGGAAAATCATATAATTTTCTTATAATAGAAATAAATAAATCTAAACTAATTTCATTAGATTTATTCATAAATAAATCAAAATAACAAAAATCAATAATAAATTTTTTATAATAATCTTCTTTATCTTTTTTTTTCCCTTTACGATTATTTAATTCACTAATTAAATTTTCATGAAAATTTAAAGGAATTATCCATTGTTCTTTTAATAATAATCTCTTAATATTATTTCTATTAAAATTATTCAAATATATATTATTAAAATCGATAAAATCATCATTATGATTAAATCTTAAATTATTAATCATTTTAATTGCTTCATTAATATTATAATTAGTATTATTAATAATTTTTAAAGCATCACCAAATTCTATATCTTTTTTATAATTTTTAAGAATATTAAAAATTTCATATTCATCTAATTTATTTATTTCAATAATTTTACATTTTTTTTTGATTTCACCAATTTTTTTAATTATATCATTATTAACTATTACTATAATAGGTATATTTTTAAGTTTTTGATTATTAAGAATAAAATTATATAATGCTAAATTGATTGTATTATCAATTGAATTAAGAATATCAAAATCATCAATTACAATTATTTTTTTTAAATTATTATTTGTTAAAATTTGTATTAACGATGAAATAAAGGATTTAGTTAATAAATCTGTAAATTGTGTAGATGAAGAACAATTATTACTATCAATAGAAATTAAAAATAAATCTAAATCTTTAATGATTTTATTAATTAAATAAGTTTTACCAGAACCAGAAACTCCCGAAATAAAAAGACAAGAATTAAAAGATAATTTAGTATAGGAATAACAATCTATAATCCATTTTCTAATTTCTTCCATAATTTATTTATTTATTAAAAATTGTTTTTATAATCAGATAAAAATAATAAGATAATACGGCAATAATAGGATAAATTATATCAAGTGTTATCATTGCTTTTGGATTATATGTAAGCATATTACCATTATTATCAAATAAAAGAGGGGGTTTAAAAGTAAAAATAAGAACAATAATAAAAATATAAATTAATATTGGGATGATAGGAAACATAGTATTATTCTATAAATTAAATATAGAATAAATGATTTTAAAATTAATAATAATTATAATTTTAATTATTGGTCTTTTTTATTTTCTCTATGTATCTCTTGAAAAATTTTCTAATAAAAATTTCACAAATACGAATAATATTCCTATTGAATATAATCAAATATATTCATCAATTCCATATAATATTAAAATTAAAAATGAAAATTCTCTATATTATGATTATGGATATGATGAACTTAATGAAAAATTCATTAAAATATTTAATATTAATCATAAAAATTTAATAAAAATGATAGAAGGGATAGAATGGACTGATTGGAAAAATATAAATGATGAATATATTATATCTAAATATTTATTACGTATTATGAAAGAATTTGGAAAAAAAATAAATAATGAAATATTAAAAATTAAAAATAATCCCGATTATAATATTATAAAATATAATGTTAATCGTATCAAATATTCTTTTAAAGATGATAAAACTATTTTATTAGATATCGATATAATTATTTATAGACCAAATAGACCTCTGGCATATCATCTAAAAGTTTTAGCTATATCTAATAATAATTATGTTAATTTTTTAATGGTAAAAGTCATTGGTGTAATTAAAGAATGTGATTTATCAAATAAATTACAATCATCAAATGAAATTAATCAATATACAGAATTTATCCCAGATAGAAAAATTATATATGATATGAATTCATTTATATTTGATACCGATGATAAATTAGTTAATTCAGAAATTGAATATCAATTATATCAGAAATTACTTAAAGAATTAACATAATTAATAAAATAAAAAAAATGTCTTATTATGAATATGTATTTAGTGGTAATCTAACGACAGAATACGAAGAACGTTCAAAACAACTATTAAATGAAGTTAATACTAGTTATGTTCCATATGTAATTCATAAATATATTGATGAGGAGATTGAAGGAAAAAAACACCGAACAATTATTATTCATTCTCATTTAAATCTTAATGAAATTCTACTTACAAAATTTGTAAATTGTGGATTAGAAATGCGAGTATATTATAAACAACAGATTATTTAGAAAATTTACCCCATTCATTTTTAATATCAGTAATTATTTTTATAATTTCTCTACAATTTTGCGAAAAGAAATTGTAGAATAAATGTTTATCCGTAGTAGATAATGTGAAACGGATTAATAATTGTTTAATTAATGGATGAGGACAGATATAACCGACATAATCACAATGTAAATCATTAAATTTCGATTTTTCACGAATATATTTATTATGAAGAATTGATTGGATAAGGTTTCCTAATGTATCATCTTCATCATTTATTTTAAAATTGAATGAATTAGGAATGTTAGGAACTTCTTCTATTTCAATTTCTTTATTATCTAATTTGAGAATAAGATTTTCTAATTTATCTATTAAAATTTCCATTGCTTTATTAAATAAATATTTATATGAAAGTCCATTAATCGATTCGATTTGAAAATTAATTTTAGATGGTTCTCCGTAATTATCTTTAAAATAACTTCTTTCTTTATCTAATATATTATCTGTTTTATTTGCTTCTAATTCATCAATCACAAAGAAGAAATTTGATAATGAAACTGGTGAAAATGAAGAATTTAATTTCGCTGTTCTTTTAATAGCATTCGCTTTTAAATGAATTTTCTCATTTAAACGGAGACGAGTAATTAATATATTATTTTTTGTAATAGGATTTGGAGGGAATAATTCATTTAATTCTTTTTGAGTTAATGGTTTATCTTTATAAGTTCCAGTAAAATCAGCAGTTGTTACATCTAACATTTTAATATCCGGATTATTATTTTCCTTATTTAATTCAAATGTATAATCATCATCTTCATATTTCTCTACAATATTTTCTTTAATATGAAGAGGAATAAGACCTATTCTATGAATCATAAATTCATTATGAAGAGGCGTATTATTATATAATATATTGATTGTAGGATGTTCTTCACCATAAAATGCTACAACAGGGATTTCACTTAAAATTACTCTTCTAATAGAATTAATCATACCTAAATCAAGATTATTAATATCAAATGAGTGTCTATCGGCGTTTTTATCATATTTATAATTATTAAACATTCCTTCTTTTTAATAAATGAAATTAAATTTTTATGTCATTTTTTATTCTTTTATTTTATCATTATTTTAATAAATGATTTTATTTTATAGTGAAACTTGTCAGCATTGTTCCGTTTTATTAGATACAATTAAGCGTCATGATAGTAAAAAAACTATAAAATTAGTTTGTATTGATACTAGAATAAATATATTAAAAGATATTATTAAAAATGTACCGGCATTAATGTTCTTACCTACAAAAGAAGTTATATACGGTAAAGCAGTTTTTGATTATTTATTATTGCCAAATCGTGGATATTTATTCACAAGTAAAAGTGGAAGAAATAATAAAGATGAACCATCATCATTATCTTCACCGGTTCCTATAAATGAAAAAAAAATAGATGATGAACCAGAAGCATTTTCATTAGGTACTATATATGCTGATAATTTTAGTTCTATTGATGATAATAATATTAATAATAATAAAGTATATAATTGGGATTATATAGATAATGATAATAGAAATATTAATATAGAGAGAGAATTTAAAGAAAAATCTAATGAAAATAATTCAGGAAAAAAATTACCATCAATTGAAGAATTAACAAAAGAAAGAGAGAAATTATTCAAAGATATTAAATAAAATTAAATATATTTAAAGATATTAAAAAGAATATTTAAATATAAACAAAATTTATGACAACATCAGTAGTTATATTTAATCAGTATTATTATGAGCTTTTAACAAAAATCAGAACTATTGCTAAAAAACATAAAGAGAATAGTTCAACGGCAAATAAAGTATTAGAAGTTATGAAAGATAATTATAAAGAATTTGATAAGACTTCGGATGAATATATTAAATTTGTGAAGGAAAATTGTAATGATGAATTTTGGAAATCTTATTTAGATGTAGAAAAGGAGAATTGTGATGAATGGTTAAAGAATGAAGATAATAAGAAGGTTTTTCTATTTAAAGATATTACTATTGGGGAGATTACAAAACTTCTAAGAGATAATTTCTTATGTCATCATTTTCTAAGTGTATTTTATATTTTTAAAAATGAAATGAGTGATGATGATGCTTCTACTATCTTAAAAATTCTTCAAACATTTAGCGATGATATTGAACTAACTAATGAAGAATATAAGAAAGTCATTTCACGTCTTAATACAATGAAGAGTGAAAAAGTTAAAGATAATACTTCATTTGAAGGAATGGGGGAATTAAAGGAAACGACAATTGGAAAAATAGCAAAGGAAATTATTGATGATGTAAATATTGATAAATTTAAACAAACAATTAGCGAAGAAGGAGATATTCTTAAAGCTCTTGCTAATCCAGAAAATGGATTAGGAGAATTATTTTCAAAAGTAGGAAATAAAGTAACTGATAAAATTTCATCGGGCGAATTAAATCAAGATGCTATTATGAAAGATGCTATGAAATTTGCGTCAATGCTTCCTTCAATGTTTGGAAATAACGGAGGAGGTGGTGGTGGAAATGGTGATTTTAATATGGCGGATATGATGCGAATGATGAGTGCTATGAATGGAGGTGGTGGCGGAGGTAGAAAGACTAAGACCGCAATTAATAAACAAGGATTAAAGGCGATGGCAAAGAAGGCGGAACTTCAAAAAAAACTATTAAGTAAAAGATAATTTCAATTATTTTTGTTTCTTTTAATAGAATATGATTAGTTTTAAAGATAAAATTTTAATAATTTCAAATTTTATATTTTTTATGGCATTAATAATTTCGTTAATAACGAGAACATTCTTTTTTATAATATTTGCGATAATAATAAATTTATTTTTATTATATATTTATTTTTATTATAATAAAGAACAATCAAAAATAAAAGAAGAATTAGATAATAATAATCAAGCAATTATTAATAATAAATTATGTGTTAAACCATCGAAAGATAATCCATTTATGAATCCGACAATTGTTGATATTGGTAATAATGCTAATTTAAATTTAGACGCTTGTTATATAGATAATCCAAAAATTAAAAAAGCTATAAATAATAATTTTTTTAATAATCAATATAGAGATGTGAAAGATATATATGATAGAAATTCATCACAACGACAATTTTATACAGTTCCCTCAACAACTATTCCAAATAATCAAGAAGCATTTTCTAAATGGTTATATTATAGAAAAACAAGTTGTAAAGAAGGAAATGGTGAACAATGTTTTAATAATATAATGTAATTATTAATTAGATAATATGGAAAATCGAACATTTACAACAGGAAAAACATATTTTGAAAGTCAAAATAATTTATGTGCGGATAGTTGTTGGATGGATTTTAAAAATCATGGAAATGAAAAAATTGCTAATTATCAAACTTATGAAAGTTATTCACAATTAATTCCTTGTGAAAGTCCTAATGTTCGAGTTCCTGCTTTTATGTTAGACCATCCTAATCTTCGTGGTCGTGCTGGTTATGGTGTGTCCGATGGTTGTCTTATAGATACTTATAATAATCTTGTTAAAAATGATGAAATGATGACAAGAGATAAATGTAAAATTCAATTATTTTCAAGAATTTTTACTGGTGTTCCTCAATTAAAAGGATGTGGTGGAGATATTATGAAAGAATTAGATATATTATCTGGAACTGATACAACTTCTGGAAATTTAAATTCTGTATGTAAAAAATCTTTAATGGAAATTCAAATAAAACATCCAATTCCTCTTGTTGATTGTATGAAAGATATTCAAAATCCAGATAATATTGTTCCTATTTGGATAAATGGTGGCGAAGATACACGTTCATATATAAATAGATTTAATTTTAATAAAAATATTTAGTATGTATAGAAAATAATGAGTTTCAATAGAACTAAATACGATAATTGTTCTTATAAACAAGATTTAAAATCAAGTGTCGAAACATTAAGTCATATTCTATCACCATATAGATATGAACATAAAGATAAATGTATTCATCAATTAGGTTTTGTTGGTGGAACTGCCGTTTCACATATTCAAGGAAATCTCGTTGATTTAGATAGTGAATTAAGAGGTCAAACTCGTATTATAACTAAATGTTATGCTAATCAATATCAACCAACCACAGATAATAAAATTAATAATGATAAAACACAACCTATTGATACTACTATGAACCATCTCCCATCCTGTCAATCTATTATGTATCGCTCTATTCCATTACCTCCCCCAATTAAAATTAATAATTGTTAAGTTTTTTTTCTATTAGAATTAATAAGAGAATATGTATAAACCAAATGATACAAGAATGATTTATGATAATTCTTCATATCAAGAAGAATTAAAACGTTCAATATATTCTGGTAATTATCAATTATCAACACCTTATAATGATTGTATGGATTGTGATAAATATGTTCCAAATGATCCCCATATTCGTTATCAAGCATATGGGCAAAATATGTGTAGTATGAAAAAAGCTATTGATGATAATACTGAATTATCTGGAAGAAATTATAAAAATTCAAAATGTAATGCTGATGCCTATGCTCCTAATAAATATATTTCTACTGGTTGCGTTCCTGAAACTATATCTGACATTCGTAAATGTTCTATTCCTACCGAGAGCTGTCGTTTATCAAATCCCCCCTGTTCTTTAAAAGAAGTTGGTATTAATCGTTTTGATCCACTATGTTGGAACCCACAATCAAAGGCAATAGAAGGTTTTGATAGAATTGGTATAAATTATAGAATGGTAGCAAAAGATAATCATATACCATTAATAGAAACTCCCGATAATCAAGAAGAGAAATTTATGCCTAATCAAAAAATTCAAGAATATTCAAATGATTTAAATAAATGGAGCGAAATTAATAAGAAAAATCAATTATATTCGCCGGGTTATATTTACCCAAATCCTAATCCTATATTAAAATGTTCTTAATTATTTATATTATTAGTTATAAAATCTGTTATTCCATAATCTGTTATAGTTGTATTTGTTGTTGTTGTTGATTGGTCTTCAATTAAAAAATCATTAATATTTTTAGTTTGAATATATATTTCAGCATAACCTATAAATTTCATTCCAAATCCTTCTCCACTAAAAAAAGATGAAAATAATGATTTTCCTAATTTACTTATTGAATATTGAATATTATTATTACATGCTAAAAATATTCCATTATCTATAATCAAATAATCTCTTTCTGGAATAATTATTTTTTCTAAATTTCCAAAAGCACATAACCAAATATATCCATATTCTTCACCTACACAAGTAGCAATAGGTAAGAAAAATCCTTCATCCTGACCTATATTAAAAATTCCTTTAAATTGAAATGTAAAAGATATTTGAATATTTCCAGTAGATGCTAAAAATGAATTACGTGAAATACGATAACTTTCTTTATTTCTTATTTTTATTACTATAATTGAATTTATAAAATTACTTCCAATATATACATAACCATTATTTTTATTATTTCCTTTATAAACTTGATAATATAGAGGTTCTCCTGCCAATAATTTCGAAAATCCATGTAAAACCCCTTCAAAATGTATATCTGATTTTTGTATTCCACTATTCATACAAATTAAAGAACTTAATTGAGTAATAATAATATCATCATTATTTAATTTAATTTTAAGATAATTATTACCTGAATTTCCTAATATTTGACTATTTTCAAAAATTCTATCAATACTTATTAAATTATTAGTTTTCATATTTATTAATTATTTTATTATTATTATTTTATAGATATGGAGGAATTAGGATTTAAATATGAAGATGAAGAATTAAATGAAATTGATTATTATGAAATCGTTTCATTAGATGAAATTTTAAAATTAAATCCTATTTTTGTCGCATTTTCACAAGAAGAATTATATGATTATCTTTTTAATTTTTTTAAAATAAAAACTAAAACAGAAGGATTTCTAAATCTTTTTAATGAAGTTATTGAACGTCAAAAATCTCCATATAATATAAATAATTTTATAATTATTGCTGATGCTAAAAGAGATAATTTTCAAGATTTAGATATCGAAGAATTCGTAAATAAAATTAAATCAAATAATAAAGAACAAATTCAATTTGCTCTAAAAAATAAAAATAAATTATGGTTCCCCCTCGTATATAATATTGAAAATTCTTTAAATTTTTCACCATCTACTACATCTATTCTCGAATTAAATAAAAATGATAATTATATTATTTTTAAAGATGATGAAAGAGATATTCCTGTTCTTGCCGTTTATTATTATGAACCTACATCAACTTCTAAAACAAATCTTAATGAAAAAATAGTAGATTTTTTAAATAAAGATAGATATAAGGGAGAAATATTAAAAAGAGATGATTTTAAATCATTTGAAGATATGATTAAATCATATAAAATAAAACTTCCATTAGATAAAATTGATGAAGATGAATTTCATTATTCATCTATAAATGATTTATTTAGTAAATTTAATTATGATTTAGATTATATGGATGATAGTAATTATCAACTTTTAAAAAATTATTTAGAAGAATTAGTTAAAAAAGAAAAAGAAATTAAAATAAATTATAATAAAATTAAAATTGAACCTTTTGATTTAACTAATAATAGATATTTATTCTATATTATCATTAATAGTTTTGTTAAACTTCTTGATATAACTCATAAATCCTCTGTTGATATATCTAATAGAATTAAAATTTTTGAAAAAGAAAAAGAAGTCGTATCACCTATTATTAATGATTTAGAAAAATTAATAATTAATATTAATGAAAATAATTATGATGAAATTATAACTAATTTGAAAAATATTAGAAAAAATCTTTCAATAGATAATTATATTTCTTTATTTGAAAAAAAAATCGATAATAAAATTACTAATATCATAAATATTTTTGAAATTTTAACTAAAACTTATAATGACATTTTTAAAATATCTTTCGATTTTCAACATGAAGAACATGAAATTAAAGCTGGATTAGATACAAAAAATTATGAAGGTGTTCCTGTCCGTATTGACGAATTTAAAAAGAATGCTATATATATTGAAAATGATGATAATGATGATGATAATGAAGAAGTTGAAATAATAGATGATAATATATTTTTTAAAAAATATTATCATAATAGTCGTTATAATCTTGAAAAAGGTTTTATAGATGTTTTAAAAAAGATTTGTCCTTCATTAAAAAAAATGAGTGATTTAAGCAAACTTCCCTTAAATTTTGATATAATTATTGAAAATATATTTAAAAATTATTCAGGAAAAGTTCAAGAAAAAATAGTAATTATTAAAAATAAATATAATGGAAAATTTAATGATGATTATTATAAAGAACAAGCAAAAAAAACAGAAAAATTTGTTCTAAATACAGAAGATGAAGATGATGAATTAATTGAAGCATATGAAGAATATACATCATTAATTATAGATATTATTTTTGATGTTATTTGTAAATGGTCTATTGAAATACAAAATGAAATAATTGATGGAACTCTTATGTTTGATAGAAGTCGATGTTATATACCTTGTATAAATGATAGTTGGAATGATTATGGAATGCCTTATAATATGGAAACAAAAGATAAAGATGGTGTTCTTATGTATTTAATATGTATATTTGAAGAAGTATTTAAAGAAGATTTTAGTGAAAATGATGAAAATTATCTTCCATTTCCAAATGATTTTAAGAAAACAATTATTCAAAAATTAAAAGATGTATATTCAAATGATTTGAAAAAATTTGAAAAGGGAGAGAAAAAGAAGAAAAGAGATACGAAAGGATTAGAAGCACAAAAGAAATTAGTAGAATTTTATGATGAAAAGAAAAATCCAAATAAATATCGAGAATATAAAAATAAAAGTGATAAATTTTTCGATAATTTTATTGAAGCTTTAATTTATATGCCTTCTGTTAGATATGAAAAAATTCATAAATATCTTTTAGGATGTTGTTTAGAAAAAATTGATGAAAATTTTAGTGCTGACGTATTTCTTAAATCTAATCGTAAAGATTTAGAAAAAGCAAAGGGGGTATTTGCCAGCGAACGTGTTTTAAATAAAAAAAGATATGAACGATTTTATTTAATTAAAAAAGATATATCTAATAAAAAAGAAGGATTTGATGGTATTAAATATAATAATGAAAATTATTTTATTTATGAAAGTTCATTAGATGAATGGTTTGCTAATATGAGTGATAAAACTATTATTAATAAAAAACAAAAAGAGGAAATTCAAACAAAATTAAGAGATACTTATAATATTCATTTAAATATGATGAAAGATTTCAAAAAAATTCCAATTGATTTTAATTTTAATAATTATCGTCAAATATTAATTATGATTTCTACTATTTTATATAAAAATCTTAAAAATGATGCTAGTGATATTATTAAAGAAATTAATGAAACTATTAAAGAATTAGATAATCTATCTTCTATTATAAATGATGATAATAATACTTATATTTATCAAATAAGAGCAATAATTGTTATTAGAGCAATGCTTCTTCCATCTTATCCAGATATAAATACAAATACGAAATTTATTTCAAAAATTAAAATTGAAAATGAAGTATTTAAAAGAATTACTAATGAAATTATTACAAGAGTTTTAAAAATAATTAGTGATAATAAAATGCCTACATTAGAAGACCAAATTAATTATATTAATAAAATTCGTGAAGAAAATAAAGATAAAATTTTATCAAATTTAAATAAAAAAACAAGAGAAGAAAGAGATATTATTAATGAAATGAAAAAGATTGGTCTTAAAATGGATGATGGTGATGATGATATTCGTGAAGTTATTAAAGATAAACCTGATGATAACGCAGAAGGAGATTTTGAAATAAGACCAGATGATGAAGAAGGATTTGAAGAAGATTTAGATGATGAAAATTATGGATTTATTTATAGTAGATATTCA